TCTCTTAACCAATATTTATAGGATATTATTATGAACCACATGGATTTAAGTGACGAACTCCGTAACCAACTACTAGAGTCCGCAGTATGGGGTAAGGCAGGCATCAAGCCCGCTGCCCGTCTTGATGAGTCAGCCTCAGAGGAAGTTGAGGAAGTTATAGAAGAGGAAGAGGAGCTTCACGTTTGCCCACTATGCACCTCACAGCTATCAGAAGCTATTGATGAGGATACTCTTCTTGAGCACCTTGACGTAGTTCTTAGCCTCGTAGATCGTCTCTCACAGCTTAATGAGGGTGATGAGGATATTGAGTCTATCATTGACGAAACTATCGCTAACGCTCTTTACGGCGAAGAAGAAAACTAAAACTTTTAATGAAGAGTATTGGAAGTTTTGCTGAGGATCTAATTAACGAACAGATCTCAAACATAAAATCAGGAAAAGAGACTCCTCCTACACATTCAGGAGAACGGCCTGCTGCTCCTGCTGGGAAGGATATATCTAATATTGAAGTTCCAGATGATTTTATGAAGGCGATTTTAGGGGAGCAATATACTCCTGTAGAAGAGCCCGTAGAGATAGTTAAAGAAGAGGTCCAAAAGCCAATAAAAGAGAGTGTCGCTGCTTTAATAACTGAGGAGAAAGCAAATGAGCTTATTTCTCTATTACAGGAAGTTAGGACTTTACTTAAAGAGTCTTGCGGTTGTGGCACTATGTCAGGGGCTTTAGGGGTTAATCTTGGTGGGCCAGGAGTAAACACACAAGTATCTAAAAAAGATAAAGGTGGTTATATTTCCCCTACTCGCGCTAAAAGGAATAGAAAAAATATTCTAAAAACTGCTCTCAGAAGCCAAAAATGAACTTATCTGAAATATTAGATATCCTCACAGAATCTAAAAAAGATAATGAGGATACAGGAGAAAAGAAGAAAGCCTTTAAAGGAAGAGTACGAACGTACAACACCATTAAAGATGCTCTGTCTAAAGGAGGTTATGGGGAAATATTTTCTACTAAAGGGGCTGGCCGCCTCTATGTTATTTCTAAAGGTAAGTGGGGAGCAAAAAGCGGTCGAGGAAAGATCGCAAAAGGGTTTACTCCAGGAAGTTCAACTCCAGGCGCAGGTTGGGGTAGTGTAAAAAAACATGCTGCTAGAACACTCTTACGTTATGGAAGAGCTTCCGACAAGCTCGCACAAAAGTATGGAAGCCGCTCCATTAAAGCAAAACGCGGAATTGGCGGAAAAGATGGCCGAGAGGATAAATAATGCAATTAATTCAAGATACATTTATAGTAGAACAACTCCAAGTTTTAAATGAAAGTAACTCTAATGGCCCTATGAGAATTCGTGGGGTTTTTGGACGTTGTAATGAAAAAAATAATAATGGTCGGATTTATCCTACTAATATTCTTGAAGGCCAACTAAGTAAGGTCCAACCTCTAATTGAAGAGCGTAGATTATGCGGGGAGTTGGATCACCCACAAAATGATACAGTAAAACTCTCTAACGCTTCTCACCTTATTACCAAACTAGAACTTAAGGGTAATGAGCTTATTGGTGAGGCAGAACTTCTTAAGACTCCCGCTGGCCTTACTGCCCAAGCACTCATTAATGGTGGAGTAAAGATAGGCATTTCTTCTAGAGGAATGGGAACATTATCTGAGGATAGAGAAGGAAACAAGATAGTTAACGAAGACTTCCGTTTGGTAACTTTCGACCTCGTTGCTGACCCATCTACTAGAGGAGCTTTCCCTGGGCTTTCCGAGTCTACTGAATCGAAGTTTGTCCGTGAGACTCAAAGCAAGTTACAAAAAGAAGCAAACTTTTTAACTATCCTAGAAGCACGATTAAGTGACAAGGTACTAGACGAAGCTTGGGATGAGCAAGAAGACACAGAGCAAAGTGAACTAGCGAAGGAAATGGCTAGAATGAGAAAATCAGGAATACACAGCGGACCTAAAGCTCCTGGAATTTTAGATCGTCAACGAATTAAAGCAGGAAAAAGGGCGGAAGCGGTAGGAGATGTGCAGGCAGATAGGATTAGGGCTAGAGGGGCTGCTGGTGGGAATGTTGGATTGGCGGGCAACCTTTCTAGATTTAGTTCTGGATCAGGTAAATATGCAGCCAAGACAGCAGAATTACTTAAACAACGAAGAGACGCTAATCAAAAAAGAAATCCTAACACTTCTACTACATCATCCCCTGCATCTACCAATGCTCCTGCTGTTCCAAGACGACCAAGCCCTAAACCAAAGAAAGATCCAGTAAACCCCGAGCTTCGCAGGCGAGCAGCCTCACTGAAATCTAAAGGTAATGCTCCATTAGAGAACCCACACATAGCAGGACCGAAAAGTAAACTTCCTGAGTGGATTGCTTATCGCAACATGGGTTATATGTTAGCAGAAGCTTTTGGTTTAGTATCAGAAGAATTTGATGATGGTCATGAAGAGCGAAGAACTGCTCGCAAAATTGCTGCAAGTAACGAAAGGGTTGAAAGAAATAAAGCTGCCTATAATAAGACAGGCAGAGCACCTAAAGATGCAACTGCGAGACTAGACCCAGAAGGTAAACGCCTACCAGGAAAAAGAGCAATTAAATAGTATTGTTTCTTAATCACATACATTTTTTAAAAAAAAATAATTTTTTAAAAACTACACCATATATATAAGTAACCTAGGAGAATCATACTTATGAGTAACATAGAGAATATTGCCGATATTCTTCCTGAAGGCTTATCGGAATCTACAGTTGAAGCTATTTTTCAACTCGTAGATTCTACTATTAATGAGCAAGTAGAGGAGAAAGTCGGCCTTTTAGAGGCGAAGGTTAATGCATATCTTCGTACTAAGATCGAACAACTAAAGGAACAAGCTCTTACAGAGCTTTCAGAAGAAAATGAAGTTTATCGTAATGCTAGACTTTTTGAATCTGTAAGAACCTTAATGTCTTTAGAACTTAACTCCGATGATGATGAGAGTGCTCTTTCTGAGATAGCTGAACAACACAGCGAACTTCAGGAAGAGTTTGACGTTTTAGTAGAGCAAGTAAACTCACTAGTAAGCGAGAATGAAAAACTACAAAACACTCTTAAAGTTCTAGACAATAAAGTTTCTCTAACGGAAAGCTACGCTGCTGAGTTAGAGGAGCAAAAAGCACAACTTCTATCTGAAGTTGAGAATCTTGAAGCAATCAACGAAGAATCCTTTCTTTCTTCTGAGAGAGCTGTGGTAGTCTCTAACGCTGATAAAGAGATTATCGAAGAGAGGACTCAAACCACAAAAAACGAGTTCTTAATTGATGAGGTCATGAGATTCATGCCCTTCTCCCAAAAATAAATAAAGGAAACTAAAATATGGATATTATGCACCGTACTGATGCAACGCTTGTCCAGAAGTGGGAGCCAGTCCTTGAGGGCATTGATAGTGAATATACCCGTCGAGTTACTGCTCAACTTCTTGAGAACCAAGCAAAATCAATCGTAGAAGAACGTCTTCAAGAGGCTCTTTCTACTGGGGCCACTACAACTGGTCAGTTAGGAACTTTCCAGAAGTTCGCATTCCCTCTCGTTCGTAGAGTATTCCCTGAGCTTATTGCTAACAAGATTGTTGGCGTTCAGCCCATGCAAGGTCCAGTATCACAGGTCTTCTACCTTGGTAGTGATCGCGTTAGTGGTAGTACTGTCCAAACTCTCTACAGCAAGTATAACCTCACTTACAGAGGTCTTACTGCCCAGCCCGTAGGTTCATTAGCCGCAGATCAGGCTGCTGGTGTTGGTGGAACCTTTAAAGCGGCTGACGGTACTCAATACGGTAGTGCTGGTCTTGGTTTAGATGGTGATATTGCTTCTGGTGGATTTGACGTTTCTAACGTCTTAGCTGGTTCTGCTACTGAAATTACTGGTGCTGGTGCTGCTTCAGGTACAATGGGTGGTCAAGCTGCTGCTTTCCCTAACGCTTCAGCTATTTACGGTTTCACTCTTTCAGGCGGTGAGCGTCTAACAGGTACTGGTATCCCAGAGATGACCTTCCACATCGAGCAAGAGGCAGTTGTTGCCCAGACTCGTAAGATGCGTGCTCTCTGGACCCTTGAGGCTTCACAAGACCTTAAGGCTTACCACAACCTCGATCTAGAGCGTGAACTTACTGAACTTCTTTCAAAGGAACTTCAGCTTGAGATCGACCGCGAGCTTATCGAAGATCTTCGTGGTATTGCTTACGGCCTTCAAGGCCCACAGGCTGATGCTCTTAGCAGAGGTGGTTTAAACCAAAATCTTATGGATGCTTCCTATATCAACTTAGGTAGCTTCTCTGGTCTTAATAGTGCTGGCGTTGCCGCCGATTTCGTTCCCGCCCAATTTAACTACGACTTCTCCGATCAAATCCCAAGCACAGGGAAAGTTGCTTCAAACGTCTTCGTAGTTGACCTTAGCCAGTCTTCACTTGCTATGTATCCCCGTCACGTTGGCGAGGTATATGCGAACCTACTTGCTATCATCAACCTTGCTTCACAGGACATCTACAGAAGCACCATGAGAGGCCCAGGCAACTGGCTTCTCACTTCACCTCTTGTAGCCTCCATGCTTGAGTCTGCTGCAAAGCTTGAAGGCGGTATTATGCCCAAGGACGGCCCAACCAACATTGGTGGTGCCTCAATTGAGTATAAGGGTAAGTTCATGGGTCGCTACGATCTTTACGTCGATCCCATGTACCCAACTGATGAGATCATGATGGGTTATAAGGGTGCTAACGCTATGGATGCAGGCTTCGTATACTGCCCATACATCCCACTCCAACAACTCCCAACCATCACGGACCCTGAGACCTTCCAACCAAGAAAAGGTCTCTTGACTCGTTACGGTAAGGTCCAAATTCAACCAATGAACCGTTTCTATCGGATCATTAAGATTGTTGGCCCAACCTCTAACTACCTCTACAGTCCATTCGCTAGAAACAATACTGTTCTAAGTACTGCTACGACTGTTTGATAGTTGATTAGATAAGTAACAGGGTCAGAGGATTTTTTCTCCTCTGACCCTTTCTTTCTTTCCTATATACCTTAGAGAATTTATGTATAAATACAGAAGCAAATGCAGGTGGAATATGCTTCTTCATATTGATGGGGAAGTAATAGAGATTAGGCCAGGAGAAAGGTTTGAGTCCAAGACCTTGGTTGATTCTCGGTACTTAGAAGTTCAAGAAGAAAAGAAAGAAGAACTCAAAAAAAAGAAAGGTAGACCAAAGACCTTTACAAAAGAAAAAGTAGACGAATCTTATGGCAGTAGCAGCACCGAGAGTTGATCCTAGGTTACTTGGATATGGTGATACGTTTGGAACTTACGGAGGTAGGAACCTTGGCGATACTGATATCTATTCAACTGCTATTGATGGCTCTAAACTAAACATTGGTACTTTAGGAGATCCTGTAGAGTTCTCCCACTACGAACAAACTATCCGAGACTTTATTCTAGCCAGACTAGGGCACCCAACTATTAGGGTAGAACTCACGGATTTTCAAATAAAAACAGCTATAGATGAAGCACTATCGAATCTAGATTATCACGCACCTTTTTGGTGTACTCAGATCGCTACTTTCGAGACTTCAGCAGGAATAAACACTTATATTCTTCCTACTCATATAGCAAACAACTTAGCATATTGCTCCTACAAAAAGAACCTCCTTAGCGTACAAAGCATGGGAGGAACTATGGAAGCAGACTTCTTCATTAAATACTTCCAAGACAACTTCTTATTTAGCAACTTTGCTGTTGCAGACTTTTACCTAATGCAGTCTCACTTAGAGATGATAAGAAAAGTTTTAGGGCAGGAAGGTTCTTGGGATATTATTAATGGAAATATGCTACAAGTTTACCCAGTACCAGTTATTAATGGTGAACCCTTAGTTCTAGTCTTTAGAGGACTCGACTCAGGCACACTTCATCCATTTTACAAGAACTGGGTACAACGATACGCTCTTGCAGTCTCCAAAGGCATCTTAGGAGAGGTGAGAGGAAAGTATAGCACATTACCTTCTCCTGGGGGTGGTGCTTCTTTAAATGGCGCAGCTTTGACGCAACAAAGTGAGGCCGAAAAAGAAAAGCTCAAAGAAGAGCTTCTATCTGAAATCGAAGAACCACCCGTGTTCACAATGTTCTAATGCCACTAACTTCTAAAGGAAAAAAGATAATGGCCTCTATGAAGAAGCGGTATGGAAAAAAGAAAGGCGAAGAAGTTTTCTATGCCTCCAAAAATAAAGGCACCATTGAAGGTGTAGAAGAAACAAAGGAAAATAAACCCATGAACCATTTAGAAAAATTTATTAATCAAATTCTCTTAGGAGAAGAAACAGCTCCAGTAACAAAAAAAGAGCTTGCTTCTGCTGAAGGAAGAGAAAGAAAAAAAGAAGCGGGGGAAAAAGCTCCTCATCCAAAGTCTCCCGCTGGTAAACTTGCTAAAGCCGCTGAAGCAAGAACAAGGGTAAAAAAAGCTAAGTATGCTGGAGGCGAATCCGATCCTAAAAAAGTAGATACAAAAGCTGCCATCGAAAGACACAGAGCAGATATTTATGCTGCTGGAAAAAAGGCAGGCCCTGTAGAAGAGCCACAAAACGACAGCTTTGATCCAGCATTAGCTTACAAGCAGATGGGTAAGATAATTTCTGAAGTTCTTACGCCAAAACAACACGCTGATGCTACGGGCGGTGGAGAAGAGGCAGCCGAAACAAGAGAAAAAAGAATTAAGGCTGTTAGGAAAGGTAAAAATATCGGAGATATCTCTGCCATGAGATCTATAGGAAAAAAAGGAGTATCTTTAAGCAAAGGTGCTGAACAACAAGCAGAGTATAGAAAAAAAGCAAGAAAAAAAGGTAGTGATCTAAAACCAGAACCTCGTGGCGGAAGATTTGGATGATAATAAATAAATGAAAAAGAATTGGAAAGTAACAACTGATGTCCCAGAACTGCCTGAAATAGACGGTGAAGAAAGTTTATTAAACTTATTTGATCAGCAGAACGCAGATATCAACCTTTTCAATGTAGTAGACGATGAGTTAATTCGTCTAGCAGGCTCCAAGTTTTATTTTTATAAATACTACCAATCACAGGAGTACGATGAAGTCTATATGGAGTCTAGGAACAAACCAATAGCGAAAACTCCTATTGTTGTTCACGGACACTATGATCCAATTTCTATGAGTGAGGAGTTAACTCAGTTTGGTATTGAGTTAACAAACGATCAACTATTCACGTTCAATAAAAGTTACATTGAGCGTAAACTAGGTAGGTCAGTTATTCCTGGGGATGTAATTAAACCAGTTTTCCAAAACCAAAGTTATGAAATATTTGAAGTTGTGGAAGACAGTTTTGAAGCATATGGTGTTTATCATCTTGTATGCTCTGCTAAACTTCTCAGGGATGCTCCTACTGTCCAAGATAACCCACTATCTCAAGTCAGCGATGAACTAGGTGGATACGCAGGAGGCGAGTATGAGTTCTAATACGTCTGGTGTAAATATTATCGAGACTACTTCTAGGGACGCATTCCCAAGCACTCCAATAAGCAGAAGTACACGATGGGACACAAGAGAAGGAGATGTAAGGGCGCGTATCTTTAAAATGACAAGAGCGAGAGATAATATTTCCTTTATTTATCGAGAGTCCTTACGAGGAGTTATTGCGTCTTTTAATGATATTGGATATATCGACTCTGAAGAAAAGTTCAATAATATTAAAATTATTCACGCTAATGCAGAACGAGCAATAGCAAAACTAAAACAAGAAAATAATATTGTTCTTCCTGTTATTTCTGTATCGCAAACTGTATCAGACAACGATGATTCCAGAAGACGTAACGAGAGTGTTTTAGTTCATGAAAAATATTGGGATGCTGAAAAGAATAGAGCATTCAGAATCCTGAGTCTATCTCCAAGAGCAGTTAATATTAGATACAAAGTAAATATCTGGTGTAAGTACATGGCAGATATGGATCAAATATTAGAGCAGTTTAGGTTAAAGTTTAATCCAGAGATGGAGGTTCCTACTAAGTTTTCTACCATAGCAAAAGCATCAATTGAGTCCGAAGAGGATACAGGTTCTGTTATTGCTGGGGATAAGGAAGATAGACTTATCAGAAAAACATTAAATATAGTTCTAAGAACTTACATTCCAAATCCTAAGTTTTTAGTAACCTCTACTGGTAAGATTGAAGAGTTTAAAGGAGAAGTTCAGATCTACAATGATAGAGGGGGAGTAACAGAGTCTAGAGATTCTATTACTACAGAAAGTGGTGATATTATCACAACTAACCCTGATGATGCTAACGTAGGTTCCAACCTTAATGTAACTTATACGTTTACCCCTAGTGGAGGTTCCTTAACTACATTAGAAATAACCGCTCCAACAAACGCAGACTATACTGAATATGTTTATTATGATAAGGGGTTAGGTAGGAACTTAACTACTAGCTATTATGAAGACTTTACTATGAGTAATGGTATTGGATTTATGACTCATTGGGAAAAGTTCCCAGGATATACGGCAACAAGAATAACTGCTACTTTAGTAAATGGCGTAAAGAATGCGGGAACCTTATATGCTAGAGGACTAAACATTAAAGTCGGTTCTAATATTGAGACCTTATTAAACTGGACTGATAACTTCTGTGTAATGCCAGGAGGAGTTTATCCTTGGAGATGTGTTGTAGGTAGAGATGCTACAGCAATAGAAAATTATGCCCATACAGTTCCAACAGTTGAATCACACAACTCTTGGATTAATACACTTATGGCTAATGCTATTACTGATAGATCAAACTTTGCCTCATATTATATTGGTCCTTATGAAGTTTGCTTTCCAGTGAATGTTGGAGAGGATATGCTTACAGGCTCTGCTGGAGGTTGGAATTTAGGTATTCGAGCAGGAGGACCATCGGATTGGGTAAAGTGTGTTCCGAATGGATGGAAAGCGAGAGAAAGAGAAATGCTTCTATGGAGTCGCAGATCATTAATAGCAAAAACTGATACAGATAATAATTTTGTTATTGACCCTGCTAAAGGAACTCAAGGAAGATATATTGGGGCAGAAAAAGAAGGATGGCAGTATATTCCAACACTTAGAAATTTAACTATTAATGCTTTAAGAGGTCAGATTTGGGAGTACGGTAATGTTGCCCCTGGAGATGGGCTTACTGGACGCAATGGGGAAGGTTATTTTTTAACTAGTTATGATGGTTATTCTGCTGGAGACGCTTTGCCTCAATCATATTATTATATGCAAGGAGAGCCTGATTTAAGAAAAGCAATGGCTCCTTCGTGGATGCACTTTAGTAGAATAACAAGAGCACCTTCTGCTTTAGCGGCTCAAGATGCGTTTGCTAGGTGGTTCCTTAGAAATTGTTTTAACGATGTTGTAAATGAATTAGGACATGAAGGACAAGATCATGGCCCTCCTGATTATTCAAATCCCTATTACTATAATTTACAAGAAAAACTAGATTATTCTACAACTGGACCAGCAAACACTGGGGCAGATTGGGCAGGTAGAGGATTTGCACACCAAATTAGAACATATTTATTTGCTAGACCTTACCTAACTGTAGCAGAAGATACCGTACCTACTAGTTTAGATACTTATTTAACCTCAAAAGGAGCATCAAAAGAAAATGGTAGTTATTATACTTGGTTTGATGCTTTAAAATATGCAATTGAAGCTGTAGTAACTCCTTATGGTGTAACTCATAGAATGGAAAAAATTCCTTATCAGGAGCCTAAAGAAGTTGAATATAATATTACCTATCCTGTTCATGATTATGCTCGTTCTAGAGAAATTGATTTAATGGGAGCTAACTTTGTTGGAGTTGGTTATGATGGTTTAGGGTTAACTGCTTTAGATACTGCTTGGAAAACCTTCTGTGCTCCCAAAATAGTAGGGTCTTGTGCTTCTAGTATTGCAGGAACAGTTCAAATTACTACAAGTTCAGCAGGAGAAGATTTTAGTTTCCCTGGACCTAATTGGACTGATGGAATTTTTACTGACTATAATGCATCTTATAGTCCTGGGAATCCATGTTATCCAAATGAAGGCCCACCAGATATAGATCCGACATATTATCCTTTACTTAATGCTGATAGATCACAAAATCAATATTTCTATAATGGGGGAGGACAACCAGAATATGATGGTTGGAGAGGGTTAATCACTGGGTATTCCAGTTACGCTGAAATTGAAACTACTTCACAAAATCAAGATCCAGCAAAAAATTATCAAGAAAACGTATGGGATAATTTTGATAGACAACTTTATTTAGACACATTATAATTATGTTACAAGCAATTAAAGCGGGAGACTTAGCGAGTTGTGAACATCCTTGCACGGGTAGTCCAACCGTATTTATCAATGGAGAAGGGGCCACTAGGGCAAAAGTAGATATCGCAGGAGGTTCTATTGATGGACCAGGATCTGCTACAGTATTCATAAACGGTGCTGCCGCGTCTTTGCCTGGAGATTCTATAAAAGGACATGGAGATTCACCACACGCCACCGCAGTAACCGTGGCTAATCCAGCTACCACAGTATTTATTACATAAAAAGTTTTCAAAAAAGAAAACCAGCATTCCTATATAACTAGGAGAAAGAAAAAAATGAAAGTAGTAAAAAATAACAGTTTACAAACATTTGCAATCTATTTTAATACAGAAAAAGGTTGCATGGAAAAGTATATGCAGCCAGGACAAAGTATAGTAGTCCCTGAATCTTATATAACAGAACAAATAAAAACTCTACACAGACGTAGAATTTTTAAGATTTCTAACGCTTAGGAGAAACCCTTATGGCTAATTTTGTAAGTCCCGGTGTTTACACCATTGAAAAAGATATTTCTGATTACACACCTTCGATTAATTCCTCTGTCGTAGGTATTGTTGGTTTTGCTTCAAAAGGTCCAACAAACAAAGCAACTCTGATTACTAGTCAGAATAATTTAATTAATACCTTTGGTGAACCTTCCGAGGCCATTACAGGCCAAGGAATAGAAGGAGCTTTAGAAATTCTTGAGCAAACAAACTCAGTATATTTTGTAAGAGCTGCTGGTGATACTGCTGCGGATGCTTCTGCAACTTTATCCTTTGGTACTTGTCCTGCAATTATGGTATCAGGAGTTCCTTCATATGCACAAAGAGCAAATGGTTGGGGTGTCGTAACTCCAGTGGACGCTTTAACTTTAAGGGTTCAGGTATATGATGAGAATGGTGTTGCAAAATATACACAAAACTCAGGAGCGGGTAAAGACTTTACTATTCCAGCGGGTACTTCAACAATTCAAAGTTTAGCTCTTAGAGCAATTATAGGTGGTGAATTAGATAGTGATTATGTTGGAGTAGAAACAGGCCCTATAACTTCTCCTCCCGCTGGTATTAACTTATCTGGAATCATCTATGGAGGATTTGCTGGGTCCGGTGCATCATTGGCTATTTCTGCTTGTACAGGAACATCTTTTAGTGAAGCAAACGGAGTATCTGCTCTTCGACAGATTTACGCTCCTAGTGGTATTTCAGACTATGGTGTTTCTGGCAATTTCGCTTCTGCTATTAGAGTTTGGGGTTCTACTTATAAAGCAACAGGTTCAAATTCTGTAAACTATAAAGTAGAGTCTCTATATCCAGGGGCTGGATATAATGGTGGAACAAAATCAAACGGAGACACTAGTGGAAATTCTATTACAGTTACAAACTTAGGAAATACTAACTTTACTGTTGTTGTTAATCAAAATGGCACAGCACAAGAATCATTTAAAGCATCTCTAGTAGGTTCTGGGTCCTTTATTGAAGATGTTATTAATACAGGAGAAACCAACGCGACTTCTGATATTATTAAAGGCAATATTATAAAAGATGATGCTGACGCTACAGCAGGAGCCTTAACTAACTGGTTAGGCAATATGGCAACTCTTACTGGTGATACTTTATTCACTATGACACATCCTGCATACGTTGTAACTGATGGTGCAGGGGATGGAACAGCAACACCCACAGATATTACTGTTGATTCAGATGCGGGCGGTAATTTAAACAAGCTTATTCCAACTGCTGCTACAAACCTAGCAGGAGGGGATAATGGGCTTGGAGGAGCAGATGCTCTTATTGGAGATGCCACGACAGAACCTAAAACTGGTATGCAAGCCCTAGATGATGATATTCTTAATATTGGTATAGCGTTAGTTCCTGGTATTCAAACTCAGGCGGTCCAAAATGCTCTTATTACTATGGCAGAGACTACCCAAAACTTCTTAGCTCTTGTATCTCCACCCTATGCAATAGGAACAGTTCAAGATGCTATTGATTGGACTAATGGAAAATCTGGAAGTAGTGCGGGGTCTAGAACTGCTGCTATTAACAGTTCTTATGCAGCAATCCACTGGCCTTGGGTAAAAGTATTCAGTACTTTTGATAGAAAAGATCGTTGGTACGATCCATCAATCTTTGCCGCTAGACAAATGGCATATACAGATACAGTTGCTGATAGTTGGTTTGCTCCTGCTGGCTTCCGTAGAGGTAGGCTAACTAAGCCTACTGAAGTAGAAGTAAAACTAAATCAAGGAGATCGAGATACCATGTATAGTGGAGGCAATGTTGTAAACCCAATCGTCGCTTTCCCACAACAAGGTATTACGATCTTTGGTCAAAGAACTACACAAAGAGAGCCTACTGCTCTTGATAGAATCAATGTTCGTAGACTAATGATCTATATAAGAAAGGTAATACTTCTTGCTGCTCAAAGATTCGTCTTTGAGCCAAATGATGAGTTTACTTGGGAGCAGATCGAAGGACTTCTCAACCCCTTCCTTGATGATATTAAGAGAAGACGGGGTATTACAGAGTTCCGAGTTGTTTGTGATGAGACAGTAAACACTCCCATTCGAATTGACAGAAATGAGCTTTGGACTAAAGTTCTTGTCAAACCAACAAAGACAGCCGAAATGCTTATCTTTGAAATCAATCTAACTAATCAAGGGGCACAGTTAGGAAACCTCTAGGAGAATAATTAATGGCAAGTTCATATTATAAGAATAAATACGGAAGAAACTTTACTCCAGGCCAAGGTCTTCCAACAGTATCAACTGATCTTGATTCAGTAAGGGCGTATCAGTTTGAGGTTCACTTTGTAGGTCTTCCTGGGGACATTACAAACCAAACTGATCTTACTCTTGCTGCAAAAAAGGTTAGTGGTCTTGAGATGAAGAATGAGGCAATCGTAGTAGATCGTGTAAATGATAAACTACATTACCCAGGTAAAACAACTCCTGGGGAGTTGTCTATTGATTTCGATAACCTATACCTTCGTGAGACGGCTTCTGACCTATGGAGATACTTCAAGCACACCTATGACCCTATTACAGGGGAAATGACCAAAGGCGCTCAGCCGGGGGGCCAAGCAGGTAGTACTTTCAAGGCAGATAAGGTAGAGATTATCCAACTTGATAACACTTTAACTCCTCACTCTGTTGTTGAGCTTTACGGGGTATACCCAACTTCTTGGAGTGCTTCTGAATTTAATTATTCACAAAACCAGTTCCACCAATTGACTGTAAACTTCAAGTATGATTTCATGAATGTTTACAACTATTCAAACCCATCTTAATAACTCTTAGGTTATTTTCACTCTAGGGCTCAATCTATATGTATACATAGATTGAGCCTACTTTTCATCTATAATAAGATATGAACTACTTTACTGAACTATTAGAAAGTTATAATAAGCTAAAGAAGAGAACCTTTAAGTTGAGGTTTATAAATGAAGAGGGGGAGGG